TGCTAAAAGTGAGACAGATAAGCGCCAGTTGGTTAGTGCCTAGCCAGGTAAGTTACTATCGAGGTAAATTGGTATGTCGTGCTGACAGCTCAAGATCCGTTTCTTTGCGACAAGATATGGAGGAGCTGCCAGCGTTTGACATAACTTAAACAATATCTGCCTAAGTATATCATATTCCATACTACATTTCGTGCATTCATACAAGCAATAGTTTTTTTTAATCAAGTGCTATGACATATATCGTCAAAAGTACTCTGCAAGGATTTCATCATCAGTATACTTTAGCTTTGCCCAGAGCCTTACCAATGCATCCTGATAGCGTCGTTTGATCTGTCTACCATCACGCAAACCATTCATTCTTGCAAGCTTCTGCCACTGTGCGCCTCTTTCTCGGAAGGCGGCACTGTGGCTTACAGCCCAAACCATCTTACGATCATCTGCATTCATATGCTCAATACCCAGGTATAATGCTTTGGTGTATGCATCGACTTGCTGGGGAGATGGTCTAGGATGTTTAGGCTTGAATTCAGAATAGCCATACGCACTCCACTGCTGTGCATACTCAGGCCATGATCCTAGCTTTTGTTTACGTATTGCTGGTGGGAGCGCACGTTCAGTTTCTGCTGCCTCAAAAAACATATCTGACAACTGTGCTACATCTGGGTTGTCCACAGACTATGCTCCCGAAAAAAATATGATGCCTATATACACTTAGTGTATTCACTTAGTGATAACTCTTTGTGTATTTATCGCTTTTGCAAATGAGCTTTATGGATGCTCATTTACAACGCTGTGTAATCACTTAGTGTTAACACTTAGTGTATACTGTGTTGCGACTGCGTCGATTATAAGAACACCTAAAAAATGCAGTCAATCCCCTATTTTTCCACATGTTCATCATAGTGCTTGTTAGTACCGTATAGTGCTAAACTTTTTTTATTTTGCTTTGCTCGATTGCGCTTGATCTGCTGTAATGTGGCTAGTGTGTGATCAAAATCATCATCGTCCATACGCATCATAAACGTAATAATCTTTGCTACGTTTTGTGTAGTCTCAGACATTTGTTATCCCCCTCGCTTCGTCCTCTGCCCGGCGTATGACCCAGCTTAATTTCAATAACTCATCACCCATGTCCTCAGTCACCAGGCCACTAAACAACACCTTTGTCTGTGTGTTTTCCACAGCCTCACTTGGCCTTACTGACCAGGTAGCATCGCCATCCTTTACACTGACCGTGAACAGCATATGCCCCACTGTAACTTCCCGGTTCATTGCGGATCCTCGTTTATAATCTCATCCTCAAGCAAGCTTACCTTGCCACTACCGCCACAGACCTCGCACGTTACCATCTGCACATACTCACCGTTGTTGTGCTCATGAGGCCAATGCACGTAGTAAGTCATTTCTCTCTCTCCATAACCGCGACAACGTGAGCACCTAACCATGATCACATCGTCATCAGACATCACTTCACCTTTAGCTTTACCAATGGCGTCAAGAACTCTGTTACGTCCTCGATGCTCTTACACAGCGCCCAGGCAAAACCAGCATCTAATATCTGATCTCGCATACGCCTCTGGTTCTCGTTCATCACACCGCGCTTTGCTTTAAGCTCGATAAAGATCGCTTCGTTGTTGCCGCTTTTGGTTGCACTGCCAGGACAAAACAATTCCAGGTCAGGCCAGCCGTACTTAGTACCCATCTTTTTTAAACGATTAATGTAGTTAATATGCCGCTTACCCTCGTTGGGGCTATGGTGGTAAACACACCCAGGAGGCAACGCTATGTCCAGCCAGGAAGCTACCTGGCGTTGTAGATCGTCCTCAGTACCTTTCGATGTAGAAGTCATTTGGCATTACCTGACCATTGGTTTTTAACATAATCGCTGACATGTATTCGAGGTTGGGTATCAGTCTGTTCTTATCGTCAAACGAGAGACACCAGCGCCTTGCCACCGCTGCATGTGATGCCATGGTCATGTACAAATGACGTTAGAGAACGCTGAGAAGTATGCAGATATACTAGGTGTGTCTGTGCAGAAAGTTATGTTTCAAAATCCACCAACACCCATCATAGGCGAGTCATTTATTACAAAAGATGGTTTAATAGAGCGTAATTATTACAGTAAATGGACTACTGGTGTGCAAATCGCTGCCTACCTTGGTGATGATCTAGCTGCTGTTAAATGGACAGCAGACCCAGAATATACTGGCGAATGGTATGAGTATCGTGATGCAATCGCTTTCTTTTTGCGACATCCAGTTGTTGAGAAAATTGTTCATCCTGGCTGCATTGAACACGTGAGCATTATCAGACTTAAAGACGAAATTAAATTACCTGGACGCAGCCCAACGCACCTTGTTGGCGGTGTTTTGTATCCAGAACCAGGCAGACGATACACTGTGCATAGTGCAAAGCTTGGCATCCATTTAAAAGGTTTAGAAGTCGAGTGGGCAACACCGTATTGCTCTGTAATCTTCAGACCTGACCTACGTGGCGTGACATACGTTGACATAGAATCACAGGATTGCGGCTGTGATGATTGCAGCAATTCTTGACCGATAGCATTCAACTCTATATTCTTTTTCTTACGCATTCTTAAATCAATTCTTGACATCATTTTTCTAAGCTGATTATTTGAGAGTGCGACAAGAAAAGGAATGAAACGATGTTTGACATCCCAAACTGGGCTGTTCGACATGACTACTTTCATCATTCTAACCCTAGGTCTGGTGATCGGGCTAAGAAGTTATTTGAGAAAGTGCATGTTAGACCAGCTCTAAACAAAGCGTTTGCAACGCTTAAAGATATTGAGGCACACCAAAGTGATCTAGCAGAGGCAAGGCTCACGATTGATATATTTAAAAACAATCGTGGGTCTGCTGCAATGGCTGCTGGCAGAGCTGTGCAAGATGGCTGCGATCTATGTCTGATACCTGACGGAGAATTCGGACAGACACTGAGCTTACAAGAAGCGCAGCTAATAGCTAAAGAAAACTTAGCAGCATACCGTCCAAAGAATTACGATAAGAGCGTAGAAGAGGACGATAGAGAGCGCTTAGACAAATACCTGGAAGAAATACCTGACGTAGTAGAGAACGCAGTCATAGGGCTGAAAGAAGCTATGGCGCGTGACAATAGATACATTGGTGAGATCGAGCTGCTAGAACAGCTACCGGGCAATGTACTACCGCATAACACACTACCTGATTATGGGCGTAGAGGTGACCTTAAAACCAAGTGGTCTAGACCTACGACAAACAAAAAAGGCGAGCGCACCTGGGCAAAGGGATCCCTACCCTCATCACTGGGCGGCATGTTTGATATGAACAACGTCTATCAGGTTGCTGGGTTCTATGCTCTCAATGGCAAACAGCCACCGTTCTTGGTCTACGCCAACGCGACAGACTACCGTGTGTTCGATAGCACCAACACGCCAGAGCTTAAGCCTGATTACCTGGATGACGTAGTGCGAGACATATCAATGCAGCACAAGATTACAGAAAACATATTACGTGCAGCTCAAACAAAAGAAGAGCTGCTTGGTCTGGTATCACCAGATTGGAATTCAATTTTTTGGCAAGAAAGCCCAGCGTATATCCGCGAGGCTAAAATATTATGGGGGATGGAATGAATTTAAGTAATAATGAAATTATATGTTTAATAATTGCTTTGTATTACTATGAACAAGAGTACGAAAGCCAGGAAAATGACGATATTGTTACAGAGGTTGTCGATCTTCGTGACAAATTAGAAGATTATCTTCTCCGCACACAAACTCCAGAATATGCAAAAGCATCAGCTGATTTTATGAAAACTCTTGCACAAATGATGGAAGAGAAAAAAATGCATAAGCGTATTGAGGAGATGCTGTCATGTATGAAATAAAACTGACAGACCTAGAAGTGCTTAGAATATTTCAGTTAGCGTACAAATATTATTACTTACAAAAACATGATCGGTCTTTGCTATGATAGAGATGCATGAATTTGTAGAACAACTGATTGAATATTATGATGCTTGGCCTCCAATACCAGTAGGATCTTCTAGCGTTACAGTGCCGCAAACCGCATTGGCTTTAAGAGCTGCACATTACTATGATTGCACACAAATTTCTGAATACGCATATGAAGCGACTTATAAAGAATACGAGGATCTGCATGTACCACCATCGGCAGACACTATATTGCCAAATCCAGCAGTAGGATTGTTTGTAGATTTAAATGACAGAACAGCAGCGGCACATTTTGCTGACGCAGACATACAACAAAAAAGATACAACTTGCTGCTGCTAATTCCTACAGCGAAAAAAATTAACGATGAACTACAGATTGAAACAGCACCTTTTGTAGATGGCAAACCAGTAACGCCTGGTGTGCCTTATCTAGACGGTGAAATAGTTTTGCCGCGATTATATTACAAAAATTTCGTTGTTGTGAGCTGCTATCTAAGCCCAAACACTATGCCACATGTAATTGGTACAATAGAGTGTACAACAGTTGCTGGCATCGATGTAAGTACATTTAATTTTGATGTTTCTAATTTAGAAGAACAAGATGACAGAAGAAACCAAGCTGATGCGGTGTGGCTTAGACATACTGCTACTTTTTTGCACTTAATAAATAAACCACGTTTTGTAAAACAAGCCTCACCATACACTAGGCAAAGGCGTAAAGGTTTTCATCGAGGCGGTGGGTTTGCTGTAGATGCGTGGCATCGAGTGTCATGGAACATCGACAAGCCAGTAGCAGCTAAAGAACCATACGACACCACGTTTCATAAGATGCCTTTGCACTTTAACAAAGGTCATTGGAAAAAAGCGAAAGAACATCATCCAAAATCAATACTACGAAACGGTGATTGGAAAACATGGATAGAAGGTTACTGGGCTGGGCATCCAGCGTTTGGTTTTAAAAAACAATATTGGAAGCCAACAAAGGGAGCTGCTTGATGAGCAACAAAGACGCAATAGCTGCACTAGCA